CATATTATTTAGGGCCTATAAGCTTTACACAAGGAAGTATTGTTTATATAGATGCCACTACTTCCTTTGCCCAGGATAATGCAAATTTATTTTACAATCCCACTGGCTATTCTTCAATGCCAACCGTTCAATTTGGTCCAAGGGGAGCAAATCCTATAGATGCTGGTTTTCAGTTTTATGTTTCTTCCGGTGTAACTACTCACTTTCATAATGTAAGCACAGTTCAATCCTTTACTGGTGGCGTAACGGTTATGCTGGGCTATATTCCTACTGGTGCTGCTGTAACAACTGGAAACAGGGTTGGTTCTCTTGAGTTTGGTGGATCATATAATACTTCAGATGTTGTGGGTTCTTGTGCTGCTATACGTTCCTACTCACAAGATAATTTTACCTCAACAACTCTTGGTGGTAATTTAGTATTTCAAACAGTTCCTTCTGGTTCTGCTACTCTAACAACAGCACTAACTCTGGGAGCAAATCAAGTTGCTACATTTGCTGCTCCTGTTATTGTTCCCGTATATGCTGTTGGTTCATTACCTGCTGGAACTCAGGGCATGAAAGCCCTGGTAAATAATGCTTTAGCGCCAACCTTTGGTGCTGCTGTTGTTGGTGGTGGTGCGGTTGTTATCCCTGTTTTTTATAATGGTTCAGCCTGGATTGTGGGTTAAGAAGAGAAGAGAAGAGAAGAGAATAATAAATATGTATACCTATCAACTAATAAATGATATAGAACTAGTAAACTTCATATTTCATCTGCCAAACAATCTCCCATGGATTTGTGATGATTTATATGATGGAGATTTATCAATTCCATACAACCTCTCTTATTTATATATAGGATGCTTTGAGAATGAAAGATTGATGGGAGTAATTATAGGAATACCAACAGAAAATAAAAATCTATATCTTCATTTAGCATTTTTTCCAGAAGCATATGGCAAAACAATAGAAATATGTAAGGGAGTTATTAAGTATATTAAAAAGACAACGAAGTATCACACTCTTTGGGCAACAGTGGCAAATAATAATGAATTAGCACAAAGACTAGTAAAGAACGTTGGATTTACATTATATAAGAAGGAAGTAAAGGGCTGGCTAAAAAACGGAAAAGAGCACGGAGTAAGTAGTTATAATATATATGTAAAGGAATAAGAAATGGGTAATGTATTTTCAAGTGTTGGAAATGCTTTAGGAGATGTGGTTGGTGGTATAACTGGTGCTAATGCTGCATCAAAAGCCGCTTCTGCTCAATTAAATGCAGAACAAGCTGCTATGGCTCAATCTAATCAAAGATACAACCAAGTAGCTGCTAATTATAATCCATATATTCAGGGTGGACAACAAGCATATCAAGAATTACAGGGTGGTCTTGGTAATGGTGTAGGACAGGGAGCACTTAATGCGCCTTTTTCTCAGACCCAGTTCCAGCAAAATCCTGCTTATGCTTTTAATATGTCTCAGGGATTAAATGCTATAAGTAATGCCCAGTCTGTTCGTGGTGGTGCATTAAGTGGTGGTGGTCAAAAGGCTGCTATGGGATATGCTCAACAAAATGCTGGAAATGCTTATCAACAGGCACTACAAAATTATACATCAAATCAACAGCAAAATTATACACAATTTGCTAATGGTGCTCAACAGGGATTAAATGCCACAGCTAATTTGGGAAATCTTGCTGCTGGACAAAGTGCTGCTCAAGGTAATTACTTACAGAGTGCTGGAAATGCTCAGGCTGCTGGAACAATGGGTTCTTTTAACTCAATGGCTACAGGCGCTGCTGGTGCTCTGGCTCTACAAAATGGTGGAATAGGAACTGGATTATCTAGTATGTTTAGTGGCTTATCTGGCTTATTTGGTACTTCTGAAGGTGTTGGCTCTATATCTGGTGCTGGTGCCTTGATGAGTGATGGAGGACTAGCTGGTATGGGATTAGGTGGTAGTATTGCCAGTCTAGGAGTTGAAGAAGGTGCTGGTGCTGTAATAGGTGATAGTGTAGCCGGTGGATTGATGAGTGACGGTGCGTTAGCTGCTCTTGCTTTACTGTAAAAAGGAAATCGTAAAATGCCATATGGACAAGGATATGCTGGTGGTCTTGGAATGGGGTATAATCCTGGAGTAAATATACCTATGATGGGTGTTCATCCGGATATGACAGCGCAATCTGCTGAAGTACAACGTCTATCTCAAGCTAATCAAACCCAACAAATACAGGCACAACAAGCCTCTAATCAGAATGCCGTATATCAACAGCTTATTGAATCTGGGCAAATGAAATTAGATGACGATAAAGCTGCTAGACAGACACAGAATGATTTTAGTAATATGGTAAGTAGTGCTTTTACCTCAACAAGAGACGATGCACCCCAAGGACAGGGACAAGTACAGTCCTCTAATTTAAGTGATCCAAATAATCCTGCTACATTTAGAAATCCACAGGGACAAGTACAGTCCTCTAATTTAAGTGATCCAAATAATCCTGCTACATTTAGAAATCCACAGGGACAGCCAGCTTCTACTGCTCCTAGTAATCCAATGAAAACTGCTTCTGATAATGCTATATCTAAAAATCCAGTAGATGGAACTCCGTTAAATACACACCCAGATACCAATAAGGCAATTGATCCAAATAATCCCTCCTTTGCTGCATCTCATACTTGGGACAGTAAAGATCCACAAACAGGTGCTGTTGTTCATAATACCTTTGATAGACAGGGTTTATTTGATAAAATGATGAGTTATACTGATGCTAATGGTGCTCATCCACTAGCAGCAAAAGCTAATGATGCAATGTTAGGATGGACAGCAAGTGATGCGGCTGATGAAAAGGCCAAACAAGATACAATAGTAGCTAGAAATGCTCAATTATTAGGTCAAGTTGCTGCTTTTTCATATCTTCGTCCACAACAGCAGGCTGATGCTTATGCTCGTTTCAAGAATGAAGTAGAAAGTCAGCAACCAGGAGCTACTCAATCTTGGCCCGCTGACATAACAAGCAGAGAAGGTCAGGCATGGTTAGCAAATGAGCAGAGACAAGCTGAAGCAAATGTTAGCACAGCCTCTAATGCTTCTAAAATGGCAGAAGATGCACTTAAAAAAGCCCAGACTGCTGTACAACCCTCTGTATCTTTTAAGAATACCGCTGAAGGTATTAAAGCTCTTGCTGAGGCTGCTAAAGTTAAAGCAGAGGCTGGTGGAGCTGCTGCTGTTCCTCCTGGATTTCCTACAAGTCAGTTAACTGGTGATGAGTATAGAAAACTACTAAATCCTGCCCAACTAAATTGGGTAACTGGTCTTGCTTCTGGTAATGTAAAATTAAGCACTAATAGAAAAGAGGCTCAAGCACAAATAGCCGTAGCCAATCAAGCATTTCCTGATACTAACATAGAAGGTGCCCAGAAATTTTCAAAAGATATGGCAAGTGAGCAACCAGGAACTAATGGTGGTGTAAGAACTGGTGCTATGAAAACATTCGGACATCTTGGTTCCATGATAGAGGCTGATGGTGAGGGAACGCAAATTGGTGGATTACCAATATGGGCTGTTCCTTTAAACAAGGCTGGTAATTCTATGTCTGTATCTGGTGGAAATGCCAGAAATGCTTGGAATACGGAACATACTGCTCTTGTTAATGAAGTTGAAAAGCAGTTTAAAGGAACTGGTGCTGCCGCCGCTGAAGCATTTAGGGACATGAAGAATATGTCTTTTGACGATGCTCCTGCTAGAAAGATGAAAGTATATCAAGCATACGCTAATCTAATGACAGGACTAACTGATGCCGTTGAATCACAGAGACGACAAATACTTGGTGATGATTTAGACCCAGGAACATCCTTATTGGACAGCAGGTCACAAGAAATTATAAAAAAACTTAATGGTGGTCGTTTACCTTCAGGAACATTACCAGCCTTTGATGCTGGTGGTAGAGTAGGAACAAAAATACCACGCTCTCAACAAGGAAACAATCCTCCTGGTGGTGGAAATTCAATCCCACAAATACCACAAGGACATACCATTGAAAGTGTGACAAGTGATGCTAAAGCCGCTGTTAATGCTGGTGCTCCCAAAGCTTCGGTAATAAATGATGCAAAGCGATTATATGGTGTAGATTTAACTGGAAAGTTATAAAATGGGTTTATTTGATAATTTAATTCCACAACAGACACAACAAGACACTCCTCCAACATCTGGTGGTTCTTCTGCTGGTGGTCTGTTTTCTCATCTAATACCTCAAAATCAAGCACCAGTCTCGCCAGGAACTCCCGCCCCTGATTATGACATGGCTGGATACACTGCTAAATATGGACAACCTAACCAATCCAATGGGCAGCATTTGACTGATGAATTTAAACTACCTAATCACATGACCTTTTCTTCCGAAAGTAAATATAGTACTCCAGATGCTGCTGGAGGACAATGGAAACAGGAAAATGGTAAATGGAACTTCTATGCCTCACCATTCAATCTTCAACAACACTCTGCTGAAGAAATGCAAAATTATTTCAAACAAGTAGAACCAAATTCAATTCTTCATTTACCCGCCAGCTCTTTTTCTTCTTCTTCAAATGATGTAGGAATTAATAATCCAGGTAAGGCTAAGGCTTCTGTTGTTCCGCAAACATATATTGGTGCTTATGGTGAAGAAAGTATGGAACCAACTGAGGCACCTAATAAATATGCTCGTTATGTTGCCGCTTCTCCTTTTATGGCTGCTGTAAGGTATGGTAATGAAATAGGAAAAGCAAGCGGTGAAATTCCAGATGATATGTATCAGAGCACTTCGCAGACTATTGCTAAGTTTAATCAAGAAAAGGCGGCTGAGGGTGATAAAATAGCTCCTGGTCAACGTTTTGTAAAGGATATAGCATACAATCCACTAACTTATGTGGCCGGTGCTGCTGGTGCTCCTGCCTCAACTCTTGGTAGATTAGCTTTAGGCGCTGGATGGGGTACTATATTTGCTGGTGCTGAACCGAATGCTACTCCTGGTTCTGTTGCTACTGGTGCTGCTACTGGTCTTGGTTTTGCTGGTTTAGGAGAATTAGGCATTGCTGGATATAACGCATTCAATAGAGTAGGACAAGGAACTGATAATGGTGCTGTAATTTCTGATTATGTGGGAAAAAGAGTTGCTGATGCTACAAAAAAACCCATATCATCTGTTCAATACGAAACACCAACAGAAGTTCTTGCTGCTGCTAAGGCTGACCCACGAATTACTTTACCAGCATACAACTATGACACAATTAATCAAGCCTCTCAAACTGATGGTGTTGCAGGACAGGCAGCTAAAGAGTATGCAAAGAGATTATTAGTCTCAACTTCAACAGAAGCTAGTGAGAACGGAACTCCACTACTTATTCATACTGGCAATTTAGATGCCGGTGCTTCAAAAATTGGTGAGTCATTAGCTGCTGAACCTCTCTCTGGTGTAAATAAAGCCAATGTGAGACAAGGAGAGCAGTTAAAAACTATATTAAATAAGGAGTATACTGACGCAACTATCCAAGCAAACAATATACCATATGATTTTGCTGGTCCAGGTAAACCCCTTGGTAATCGATTCTCACCACAACTACAAGATGCTATGAATAAACCAGGAGCAGATAACTTGGATATGATAAAAACCTCGTTTATGGGAAAATTAGCGGAAAACAAGGCTGTATCAAACGCAAATTATGCCAAAATTGAGAGCAATATCAATGGAGCACTAAAAAATGATACTTCTCTACCTATTGATTTTCCTACTGATGATGAAGGATTACCAGGAAGAATGAGTTATCATGACGCTAAATTACAAGTATCTAAATGGGAGAGTGATATTGATAGAATGGTTAAATCTGGAAATAGAATTGATGCTTATAACTTAATGCAAAGAAAAAATGCCCTAGATGATGCGGCAGACTTTTATGCTGAACAGGTAATTCCAGGTGATCCAGCTCCTGCTAAAGCTTCTGATTTTTATAGGCAGAATGTGGCACCATATCAGAATAAAAATGGCGGAATAATTCAGACTATTAGAGCAGTAGATGCGGATCAGGCTGTTAATCGCCTATTTAATCCTACCGCAGAAGATCGCTTTGCCAGAAACTTTGATATGTTAGGCAGCAAAGGACAAGCAGCAGCAAGAGCTGAAATACTTCGTAGAGGTATTCAGGAAGGTAATAATGGCAGAGAAATAGATTTAGGTAAAGTAACAGACTATTTTCATTCCAGAAGAGACCAGATTGGACACGCTTTTGGTGGTGTAGATGATGGTGGAAACGGCACTAATAATATATTAAATCTTACAAACTTTATGAGAAATGCTCCACAAGCTGGCGTTCGTTCTGGTGGTTTATCCCTCTTAGACCAAGGATTACGGGCCGCGACAACTCTTGGTGCTGGAGGTCTTGGAAGTGTTATTGGTGGCCCAGAAGTTGGAGGCGTTGCGGCAATACTAAAGGCAGGATATCAGTATGGAAGACCCGCCTACTCTGGATATAGATATTTACATCCAGATATAAGTCCATTCTTAAAAGAAGCTCCTGAAATTAGAGGTATAAGTTTTAGTCCGAGGGATATTTCACCAATAACTCCTGGTCAACCTTCTTTAGGTTTCTCCTCTGAAACTCCTGCTTTAAATAGTTCTACACCTTCTGGTGGTGGATTAAATACTCCTAAATATGGTCCAGTTCCCACAACAAACCAAGGTTCTTTACCAGCTCAACCAATACAACCTCAAACTCCAAGATTAACAGGCTCAATGAATCCTGCTCAAGGTGGAAAGATTACAGGGCCTATAACCCCTTCTGATGATTCTTATTCTCTGCTAAATAAAGGTTTTACATATGAGGATGAGATGAGATTTCATAGTGCTAATAGAAACAGAGTGAGTACAAAAGCAGAATATGATGCTGTTCATTCTGGAGAAGCATATACGGCAGCAGATGGAACCCAAGGAATTAAGCCAAAAGAAGATGGATATATTGGTAAACCAGATAAGGGTGGAAAGGGTTGGGTGAAATAATGGCAACTCAACCATGGCAATCAGTTCCAAAACAACACCAATTAGCTCTAAAAAGTGCTAATATAATGTCCCTGTTGCCCCAAGGAAATCAGGCAGGACAATTACAGGGTGAAACTCCTGCTTTAAGTTCTCCCTCTAATTATAATAGTTCCTTTGATTTGGCAGCTAAATATGCTCAAATGGACGCACAAGTTAATCATACAAATGAAATGAAATTAAAATCAAGCGGTAATTTTCATGCTCCAGCTATTGCTACTAATAAATCACCACTTCAAGAAAGAGTTCATCCACATATGATAAAGACCCTGGCAAGAAGTGGAGTAAGAGCACCAGGATTTTCTGGAGGTGAGGGAATGAACGCTTCTCCAACAACTTTAGATTCTGCCTCTACCGGATTAAGTAATGTAGTGAGACAAAATGCTGCCTCACTTGGAAAAGTATAGTTATAATATATATATTAAGGAGAACAAAAAATGTTAGAGTTTATAGTATTAGCAATAGCAGCCGTTGCCCTGGTAGTAGGAGGCATCTTAATCTATCGAAAGAATGGTGCCAAAATAGAGTCAGAGGTAGTGGAAGCCAAGAGTACAATAGATGATATAAGTAAGGATGTAAAAAAGCTATAAGTATTTCTCATCTATATGTTCAAATAAGTGTTAAAAAAGATACACTATTAAGAAAGGTGTGTATAATATGACTGAAGAAGAAAAAAGAGAACTGGCACACCTTTTAGAAGACGTTGAGGAATTAGAAAAGGAACTTTTTACTTTAAGAAGTTTAGCGGCCTATTATCAGCAGGACAAAAATAAAGGAAATTAAAGATGTCAACAGAAAGTAAATGGGTTTTAGACCGCAATATAAACGTATCAGCGATTATTATGTGTCTTGTAATGTTAGCAGGGTTCATTGTATATAGTAATAATCAGGCGTCTCTTATTGCTGTTCATACAAATCAAATAGGGCAGCTTCAAGAAGGCCAGAAAGATATTAAGACTGAAATAAATAGTAGATTTGATAAGCTAGAGAATAAGATTGATACACTTATTGAAAGAAATATGAAGATGAATAAGAGATAAGGGATAAGAATAAGGGCTAAAATGTTAGAATACCTTAGAAAAATTATAGATAATACAGATTCAGCTTCATCAAAGAACCTAATAGCCCTCTTTGCTGCTGGTGTCTTATCTGCTGGTTTTTTATACATGGTAGTTAAACATCCAGATAGTCCACATATTCTTTCTATTAGTGGTTCCCTGGCCACTTTATCGATTCTACACAAATCAGATTCAAAGGATAATGCGGGAGTATAAGAATATAAGAGGTGAAATATGGTGCCGTTCTTCGCAGGATTATTTTTAGGTGCTTTACTTGGAGCCTTCTATTTTCGTCCAAAAGTCATTGAACAAGTATTAAATTATAATGATGAGCTGAAAGAAGAAATTAAAGAGTTGAAGGAAAAGAAAGAAAGAAAGAAATGAACCTAACCTTTCAAATCAGTTCTGGAATAATTACACAAGATGATGGAAGTATCATAACTACTTCTGCATATGCTGGTAATAATAAAAGAGTGCCGCAAAACCCTAATAAGCTACAAGGTAAGAATAACGCCTTCTACTGCGACACACATTCTATAGGCCCATTACCTCCTGGAATCTACTCTATTGGAGCCTGGGGAAGCTATGCTAATGTAGGTCAAAATGCTGCTCCTCTAACTCCTATTTCCTGCCCAGAGCTATATGGGAGAGGCAGCTTTTATATTCATGGCCAAGAAGAGCCTGGGAATATAAACTATGGAGAAGAGTCAGAAGGATGTCTCGTAGTTCCACATAATGACAGGCTTAAAATTATAGCTCTGAAACCTACAACGCTAACAGTTATACCTTAAAAACAAAGTTAGAAGTAAAGTGTAGATTTAAGTAAGGCAAAAAAGGGAAATGAGTAAAAAAAATGTTCACAAAATTAGAAATAAGTTTAACAGTAGTAATAGCTTGTATGATAACTGGCGGATTGATAGAGTACAAGATGATGAAGCAGAAGATGATACCAGTGAAGGCAGAAGTAAGCCAGAAATTCAGCGACGGAGGTCTGATGCTTGCGACAACGCCAGTAATACAGATAACGACAACAGCAGCTATTCCAAAAGGAAGCAAGCTAATCTCGCATTCTTCTGTAACCCTGACAAAAGAAACAACTGCCTCAAACCCAAAGGACAATCAAAAAACTACAACGACCCTCCCAGCTATTCCAGAAACAGTTGATATTGTTAAAGAAAAGAATGGGAATGAGAGGGTTATTGTCAAAGCACCAGGGTATAGCGTAAATGGAAGTGAAGAAGTACTAAATAAAGAAGTCGTAATAGCTAATCCAAAACATGAAATAATTCCATTGGTTGGAATTGATTTATACCAGAAGAAGATAGTTTATGGAATACAGTATAAATATAAATTAAGCACCCATCTTTCAACGAGTGCTTTAATTCTTGGTAGTACTATTGCAGTTGGGGTAGGTGTCTCGTGGTAAGAAAGTTATTAATGTGTTTCTTCCTCTTATTAATAGGCCCCAACTTTGCCTACCCACAAAGTATAGAACAACAGAGAATTATTAATATGGTAAAACCACAACTTATACAAATAACGAAACAAATAAATATAAGCTTAATTCAAACTGGCGAATATAAGTTTGAGATTGAAGATAAATACTACGACAAAGATAAGAAAGCATTTTCATTACCCTTTATAATTTTAGCACTTTCTCTGGAAAGATACTATAAAGAAGACGGATTAATAGTAGAGGTTAATAGAGTGGCTGACGATAGGCTTTCTTTTTATATTTACATTAATAAGAAGAAGGTAATAAGTTAAATTCTAGTAATTACCCTATGATTTACTACTTTTCCTTTAAAGTAGTCTCTACTAAACGTTATAGCGTTAAATGAATCAAAGTCGGCACATGAGAAGCAGTTTATAAATACCTTACTCAATCTATCTATTGCGTGAACTACTATACTGCTTGTTTCTATAAAGAGTATACAACTGATTCCATCGCTTTTTGGATTCTCTGTATCATCTTCATTAGAGTTTGTGCCCCATAAGATAGGCCCTCTTGGATCGTGTTGCATCTTAATTTGCTTACAGAGTGCTAGAACAAAGGCTGATATCTTCTCATCTGTAAAAAATTGGTCTGGCACATCTTCTAAATCCAGTATTAATTCCATACCATATGCTTCTTTGTCCTGATTAATCTTGCTTTTCTCGTTAGGCCTCATTTGTTAGCTTCCCTTCTCCCCATCCTGATAAAGTTCTAAAAGCTCTTACTGACCATTTCTTTAAATTAGCTCTGCGGCAATTTTCTTTATTTCCATCTATGTGCTCTGTTTTCATTTTATCCTTTGTATGTAGCCCAAGAATTGTTCGATGTAGATATGTGATATTGCTAGGAGGTCCAGTTTGAAGAAATCCAGCGACATTAACTAGCCAAGTATGTTGTTGGGCCAGAGGTAAGTCAACAAGGTCTACAAAGGCGCTACCTGTAATTTCGCCAGTTTGTATATTTTTTACAACTATCACAGCTCTGTCCTCATATACTGTTATTGTATTACAGTATTTTCTCATTATTTTTCCTTTCTCTTTTAATTTAAGACTGTTTCTCAATTAACCATTGTAGAATGCTTGTCTCTAGCTCTGGCTCTAGTATTAATTCCCTGTCATCTTTACTAATATACTCAGCTATAATTCTAATAATTGCTTTGGCATCAGTTTCAGATATATGCCTAATTGCCAACTCACGTATAAATAATCTAGTATCTTCAGCCGGCAGATATTGAGCTACAGCAGCATAATCATAAGGCGGGTGAAGCGCGTTTTGAGATGCTTGTCGATATGCTGCTTGTAATGTTGCTGATGCTTGTCGATATGCTGCTTGTTGTTGTAATACTGCTTGTTGTTGTAATGCTGCTTGATTAGCCATCTGTGCCATTCCTTGATTACTCATAAAGGGCTATTAATTCTTTTACTTTAATTCGTGAAGCACCTTTTGCTGAAATTGACCTATTTACGTTAAGTTCTATAATTCTTGAGGCATTTTTATACAATTCTCGTGTAATCTCTGTATCATGATTGCTAATTAATACTTTAGCACCACGTAATTGCGCCTGTTCTGTCAATTCAACTAACTGTTTTTGTTGGTCTAGAGAAAATCCGCCTGAAGAATACGCTGTAAACGAAGAAGTCTCGTTAATTGGAACGTAAGGAGGATCACAATATACTACATCTCCTTTTATAGCTAAAGTCAATGGTATAGAAAAATCTCCGCACAATAAGGTAAGTTTAATTTGTTTTATAAAATTACTAAATTCTAATAACTCCTTTTCTGGAAAATACGGATTGGTGTATTTACCATATGGAACGTTAAACTGTCCAGAAGCATTATACCTACATAATCCGTTAAATGCATGTCTATTTAAATAAACAAATAAAGTAGCTCTTCTAAATGGAATTATACAGGTATTAAATTCTGTTCGTAATCTGGTAAAATCCTCTTGTGTATTACATCCCTTAAATAGCTTATCTATTGCTGTAATAAACAATGGTGTATTTTTAAATATTTCTTTATATACGGTTATTAAGTCAGCATTAAAATCATTAATAATTATATCTTTTTGTTTACTATTAAGAAATACAACTCCAGAACCGACAAACGGCTCTATCAATCTATTAAAACCCTCTAATTCAGGTAAAATTATTGGAAGAAGTTTACTTTTTCCACCTGCCCATTTTAAAAATGCTTTCATTCTTTTTATTTCCTCTCATACTTAATTACATCATTAATCATAGTCTTTGTACACGTTCCATGACTAAACCATGCCTTATACCCAGTATTAATATCGGTAATAGCAGGTAAATCATTATCCCTCCATAGTGTCCATCGACACTTTTTAATAGTTTTAAAATTATTAATCTGTATTTTATATAGACTGTAAGAGTTATGCCATTAATTTTTTTAGGGTTAAAATTGTTGTAATGTAAAGAGACCGTATGAAATAAAAAGTTAGCTACTTTGCTGGCTATGTGATTGTATGGTTAAAACTTATGACACGTCCTGGAGCCTAATTTGAACCTTTTTAGAAATTGATTTAAGCTCATAATTGTTAGTAAGGGTATAATTTAATGCTGAAAGACTTAATTTTAGGGTATCCAGCAATTCTTTTTGCTTTTTAATTAAGTGCAGGTCTTTAATTGGAAGGCCAGATAAGTATAAGCCGGGTATACAAGAGAAGCAATAAGCGTCTAACTTTACGGCATATCTATCAAGAAGAGATTGTGCTTTCTCAAAGTTATTTTTGTTCATTAAACTTCCTCAATCCTTCCCAAAAAGAATCAGTAAATGCGTATTCAATTGTTTCATTTCCCTTAAATTGTATCCTCATCGCCTTTAACTCAGTCACTTTCTGGACATATTGCTTTGCGCCCTTTGTATCATTGTCATCAAGATATGACTGAACAAGCTTCTTATTGAAAGAGATAGCTGCTTCTAATTCGGATAGATTAGGATATGGACAAACAGGCACTTCCTTTTCAGCTTCTTCTGATGATACGACAATAATTCTATGAATAGGTGTGTTAACTGTGTTAGATGGTGTGTTAACTGTGTTAGATGGTGTGTTAACTGTGTTAGATGGTGTGTTAACTGTGTTAGATGGTGTGTTAACTGTGTTAGATGGTGTGTTAATAAGACCTCTTTGGATGTTAAGACAGTGATTACAAACTGCTCTACCCTTTCCGAACTTCTTATCGTCCAGTTCTTTTAGGCATTTCTTACAAATCTTGGTCATTTCTTTCTCCTCATGTGTGCGCTCGGCTATAATTAATTATATGCCCGCCACAATTGAAGTATCGGCAGGCACAAGAAAAAAGTAAGAAAAAATAAAAAAATTTTTAAAGTTTTTCGTCCGTCGGTCGATGTTATAATATAAGTAGGAACAAATTTGGAGCAACTATGGGGCAAATATGGAGCCATACAGCACAACAAAGTTTAACAGCAAAAGAGTTAGCAGATAGCAGAAACCGAATGAAAAACAACAGACTGAAAGAAGAATTAGCCACAATTAGACATCTTCAAAATGTAAAAGAAGATGAAGCGAGACTTACTGAAAGGTCTCTAACTCCGATCCTTATAAAGAAGGTTCAACCAATCCTCGTAAAGAGGATTAAGTAGTAAGTAGTAAGTAGTAAGTAAGAGCAACAGACATTGAGATACCCTGCGAGATAAAACGCAACTAAGCCTACGCAAGACGCAATCCAAGTTGCTGATTGATACGGTGGCAATACAAAAGCAATACAAATAAGAACCTTGAATACAAATCGATGTGCAACCTGAGTCATCCCGGCCATCGTGGGAGCGTTGTTTACTACGAAAGAGTGAAACGACAAAGTCTCTCCCTTAAATTAAGTAGAAAGAATTTTTCTTTTTATTTAGTTTGTAGGGGGAGACCTTATTTACAAACAGAAGAGTGAATATGGGTTATACAAAACAAGTAAGAAGAAAGAAAGTAAATAAATATAAATTAAAGTGGATGGAAGAACGATAGTGATGACATCCATAAAGAGTAGGTTAAGAAGATAGAATGAAGAAAGTAAAGAAGGAAGAAAAGGACAATATGCTAGGAAACAAGTTAAACGGAATTTGTATCTTTCCAACTGGGATAGGGCTAAAGTGTTCAGGAGATGCCAGTGCTGGTGCTTATATACGGCTTCTATCTTCTGTTTCTGCCTCTTTAATTGTAAATCCAAACGGCTGTAATGCCTCTGACTTTTATGCTGGTGTTGAAAATACAGTATACGTTGAAGGAAGCACTATTGATCGCTTTCTTTATGGTGAAATAAGGTTGAAAGAATGTAGAACTCACAATAAGATTCTTTGCGCTGTAAATAAACCAGTCTCTCCTGCTAATATAAATGCAGTTAATGCTAGTAGGTGGATGTTAGGTGCCGATATTGAAATAGTAGAATTGAATACCCCACTTAAAATGGAAGCCTTTATAGGTGCTGATGGTCTCCCTTCTGGAAAAATAGAAGGTGCAGATGAAATGATAGACCAGATTAGATACTTAGAATACGATCAGCTATGTGTTCATTCCTACATCTCTTGTCCAGAAGAAGTAGCTGCATCATACTGGTCTGGAACACTTTACGAAAATCCATGGGGCAAGGTAGAGCAGCTCCTATCTTCTTATGTCAGTAGGAAATTGAATAAACAATGCTTTCATGCTCCCTGTGAAAGCACCTTTAACACTTATTATGATAGTATGATAGTGAGATTACAACAAGCACCAGAAATTTTAAGTAATACCTACGCAAACTGCATCTTTTCTGGTGCACATAAAGCACCCACCATTATTCATCCTACTCTTTCTTCTCTCCCTACTTCTCTCTCTGTTTCAGATATCTCCTTCCTAGTTTCTCCTATGTGCTGGTCAACTCCACATAATCTTTGCCTGAAAAACAATATACCTATCATAATGGTTAGAGAAAATACAAGTAAGAGTATGGAAAGAATAAATCCTACAAACGATAAGAGGGTTGTATACGTTTCTTCTTATTTAGAGGCAGTAGGATATATACAGTGTTTAAATGAAGGTATATGTTATGAGACTATTAGGTTAGATTAGAGGCCAGGAAATGAGTAAGGAAATGAGTACTGAAAAAATACTAATAATAGAGCATTCTGAACAGCCGGTAAGCGTTAATAGCATGACTTACATTTCCCATGGCCGTAAAGTAAATTCTCATGCTACAAACCACTTCTTAAAATATGGAAAAGAAGAGGTAATACTAACCTTAGAAGCTCAGGATATTCTTTTTCTTTCTCCCTTTCTTGCTTCCTGTATTAACCGTCCTCTCTCAATAAGAATAGAAATGTTTCGACCCTGGAAAACAAAGAAGGGCGATATTAAGAGCAGCGATTTAGACAATCTTCTTAAAAATGAGACAGACTTAATTTTTAATAGCATAAATGAGTGGTGCAATCTTCATTCTCTCCCTACTCTGAATGACAAACAGATTTATCATATAGAGGCCCTTAAGAAAGAGAGCAATGAGATAAAAGTGAGAGTAGAGCTACAGGTATATAAAGAAATAGAGGAAAGGCATGAACAAATATAGTGTACCAATAGATAATGAGGAAGAAGTAATAAAGAAGTATCTGCCAATGATAGACACCCATATTCTACATACTAAGATAAAGTATAATAAGAAATTCAATATAGATTATGATGACTTATTTTCAACACTTCAGCTCGCTCTTTTAAAGGCTGTTCGTTCTTATGAGGCAGGAAAAGGAACAACCATGAAAACCTGGATTACAAATTATTTCATAGGATATACTTTGAATTACATTAGGGACAATAAGAATTGGCTTAGTAGAACTGTTCAACTTAGCTTCATAGATCCCACTAATTCTCGACTAAAATATACGATAGAAGAAGTAGAAAGAGAAGAGAGAGAAGTAGAAAGAGAAGAAAGAGAAGAAAGAGAAGAGAGGAAATAAAATGAGCTTATATGATAGAAGGTGTACTGCCTGTAATTTGATAGAAATAGATAGATTAGAAGCTTTTGGTGCTGATGAATTAATAGAATGTCCAGAGTGTCATTCACTTTCCTTTAAGAAACAACCATGCTGCCCGTCCTTTATCTGGATAGCTGGTGAAAATGCTGCTGATTTTGCTAATGAGTTGGATAGAAGGAGAGAAGCAGCAGCAAACGGACATGGAAATCATAGCTTAAAGGACTAGTCCAAATAATAGATTAGCTTAAAATAAGATTGAAATGAGCTGTTTATAGCTAATTAATGGTTTATAACGGTTTTTTCATTTTATGTTTTATTTATAATGGGCAGTATATTTCCATGATTTATTAATTGTAAAATGCTATAATTTTGTATATATGTCGATTTTTCCCCAAGTATTTATAGAATTTTCGCTTGACTTATAATTATACTTATGTTAGAATATGTATAGTGGATACTTGACATTATGGGAAGTTTATGGGCAGGTTCTATCTGCTTGTGGCTATGTTTAACTTTCCTATCATAACGAAACGCTAAAAAGAAGAGCTTACATTAGTGTAGGTTGTATTTCTTCTCATGCGATAATGATGTGATAGTGTTTTAGGACATTATCACGGCCATGCAATAGTTCGGCCCTAATGTAGCAAAGTCTATTTATAGCTTTTATAGGCTATCCTAGATGATGCTTCTACTTTAGGAGTGCTCGACTAGGCGCATTGTTTTGTTATTCTGTAATTCTGTTATTTATTGCAGGTTGAAGCAGATTGTGTATTTGTTTCTAAATATCCGTCTGCTTCTGCAAGTAATAATCACCCGCAACCAACAACCAATAACCAATAGGAGGTGCCTAATGCAGGGCAAAGTAAAGTTAATGCCTGACTTGATGCAGAGAACTTACATCAAGATTTTCAAACTTACTGGCGGCTTCTGTGATCCATCCATGTTAAATGGATTGAACATAGAGCATAATTCCAGGCAAGAGACTGTATTTCTTTGGGCATCTCACTTCATTCTCTACTGGAACAGGAGGAATAATGAGAGAGCATTATCTGATAGTGGAAGATAAGATGGTAAAAGCAGTTCCTACCGCAAAAAAATGGTGGCATGGTCCTGCTCCTGAAAAATGCCATCTTTGTTCACAGCCTATCTCATCCGTCTTTATTGATGGGCGTATCAGGTTTATGCAGAGTTGGTCGATAATGTGTCCTACCTGCTTTGATTCTTATGGTTCTGGTCTAGGATTAGGGAATGGCCAGATGTATAACAAGCAAGATAACGGACACTTTCTGAAAGTTGGAGAGTGATATGCGACACCGTGTTATACTCGGTTTAGTTTTTGGTGCCATTCTCATTGGCATCTTACAGTTTCTACCTGATGCAATAGACGCGACTTGGACCTATCTCACCTTCTTATTCGGGAGGTAGATAAATGAGTCCACTAAATAGAGGCCCTCCCAGTTTAACGAGAAAGTGCTCCAAGAATCTCGTTCAAACAAAGGAGGATGAAATATGACGCCATTAATACGATCTCCGGTGATAAAGAGAGTTCAGCTAGAAGGCGATTTATACCAGTTAGTCAGTATAACAGCTACTGCTAAATTGGTATCTTTCAACGAACAGCTCAACTTCATCCTCACTAATTTTTTCTTCGGAGATACTACAATGTCGAGCAAGAACAACTCCCGCAACAACAACATGTCCGGCTTCACCCTGATCGAACTGTTGTTGGTCACTGCCATCATCGGTATTCTGACTGCCATCGCTCTCCCGGTGTTCATCAATCAGAGGGCTGTATCCAGAGACCGTGCTTCTGTCAGCAACATGGTCAACAAGCTGGATGACGTGATGGTCAACGTGTCACAGGAGCTTCAAGCAGCAGTGCCTTCATCAGCAATCATGACCAATGTATCGGCCTTGTTGAACGCAGACAAATCAGTTAATCCATGGTCTAACGGCTCGCCTGCCTATAGTGGAATCAGCGTGGCTCAGCAGGGTGCCAGCGATCTTGATCCTGTTGCTTCTACCACTGCCGCAATGACCACTCTCAATACGTCCGCTACTTCTGCTGCTGCTGGTCTTGCTACCGGACAGGTTTCCTACTACTGTTCCTTCCCTCTTCCCGCCACCGCCGCTTTCGCTGCACTTCCCGGATTCATCGCTGGCGCAGTCAATACCAAAAACAGCGGGATTCAGGTCAAGATTGTTGCATTTGAACAGTAGCTTTTATCGGCCAGCTTTTAGAACCTTGAAATAGCACCTTGAAGTAGGATAGATAGAGGGAGTGGTGCTCTTATAGATCACTCCCTTTTTTTAATTACTCATTAACTGGCGGGGTGTCCTTATGATGCCCTGCCTTTTTGTGTGTAAGGTAATAAGTAGAAAAGTAACCATCCAACCACTTCTCATAGGAGGAAGTATGCTAGTAGAAATAAACAAGTTCTTCGGTATAGGAGAGCATAATAAGGATAAGGTGCTGTTCTTTGAAGGAGAACCACTGAAAATGTCTTGGATGAAAGAGCGGGCCATATCAGAGTCTCACATGAAAGAGATTGCTGGTATTCTAGCCACTCCCTATTCCGCCACAGTAATAAGGACAGCTCTTCAAAAAATAGGATACAGTGAGCTGTTAGACTTATTGGAAGATTGTCATATCTCTTACATAGCCTTTGGGAATTGGCTATTACAGAGTATCAATCCTCCCGCAAAAGACTACAATGGCCGGATAATTAAGTTAGAACACGCAACCACTGTTTTAGACAATCTTTTACAGAAAAAGAATGAAGTAGAAGTGCTAAAAGACATCTGGCAGTTGGATTTAGGTAATTCACTAACTCGTACATTTTGCGGCCAAAAGGTATTAGGAACATGTAGACCAATGAACACAAGAGAAAAGAAAAACACAATAATACAAGAACAGAAAGAGAAGAAAGAAGCAAAAGAACCTATTTTTGATGTAATCTTTTTAGATCCAGATGAACCAGGAAGCACCCTAGAGTTTGAAATGTTAGAAAAACAAGGTATTACATCAACACAAGCTTATGATGTAGATCCTCTCAATGAAAAAGAAATAGAGTCAGGAGATATTGAAGTAGATGGAGGCGATAAGAAGTATGAAAAGGTAGTATCAAGTAAAGATGGAACACTGAAACAAGGAAAGGAAACAGAACTAGATAGGGTATTCAAACAAGTATTTGACAAGGTAGAGCCACAATTCACTGTTTCAAGAGAAGTAAAGAAGGAGAACATGAGAGTGTGGTATCAGTATTATATTTCCTCTCGTATCTATCTCGTATCTCTCATAACCTCTTTCTTATCCTGGTGTAAGTATAAGAAGTAAGAGAAATAGAGAAATAGAGAAATAGAGAAATTAGGAGAAGAAATGAAAAAGTGGCAAATGATTCTTCAAAAGACCGTAGCAAGAACAACAACGACAACGACAATGACAACAAAGACAGTAAATAAGATACTGCTTCAAGAGATAGAGTTAGAACAATACAACATGCCGATAAAGGAAGGAGTTCATATCTATTACGGCAATAACATCTTTGAAGCAGTAAGAATGGACCCTCTTGGCTGGTATCTACAAATAATTGCCGGCCCACCTTATTCATCCTATGGCAACAATCCACATCTGTATTATTGGGATCATCCAGTATATACAGGTAAGAGATTTATGCCATTCAACAAAAAAACTTGCAACATATGGAAGTAGAGAAGTAAGGAAGTAGAGAAGTAGAGAAGTAGAGAAGTAGAGAAGTAAGAAGTAGAACAGGAGGTAGTAAAATGTCAATAGGAACAGCAATTTTCATAGTTGGTAGTCTCTACTTGCTTTTACGCTTCAAATCAGAAATCTCTGGTATTCTTTCAGGAATACCATGGGTTATCATCAAAAAGGTTTTAAAATTAGGAATTTTAGGTTTACTTTGTTTAATAGAGATAGCTTTAACGATAAACTACGGATTTCATCCACCAATAGAAATTAGAATACTTGGAGGTTGTTTAGGTATTTTGATTTTAAAACTAACAGGAGACACTTGGAAAAACATTTTATTACTTGTAATGTGGATAGTTCTTGCAGAAGGTGTGTTTCATTGGTGTGTGTGGATTCTTAAAGGTTAGCCAGGGTTTTAACCAACAACACAACAACAGGAGCTAGAATGGTAAAGATAATAGGAAGGTGCGCACATTACGATGAAATTAACAAAATGACAAAGAAGGAGGTAAGAGAAATACTAAAAGACATGGGAGTATATCAAGCACAAATTGATCGCTGCTATTTTGTGCCTGAAGATTTTGTTTCTTCCTATGTTAGAACAAAGAAGGGAGATTTTACAGGTGCTGATTATGTAGAAATGACAAAAAGAGCACAAACAACAAAGAGAGCAAAGAAGGGCAACAATGGAACAAAAGCAGTAGTTTTCGATAATGGAAGAGGACTAACTATAGAAGAAACAAAAAGAATAATGAAATTTTTAGAAGAATAGCCACTGAAATAAAGAACAAAGAAGTAGGCAGACAACAACAACAACAAAAGGAGAAAGACATGAGCAGACCAAATGGAACAAATGGAATACATAGAAAGATTGTTATTGACATGAGAGGAATAACAGAACAAGACCTAGAAGATTCATTCGATGAAGTAGTCAGACTTATAAAATTAGGATTTACTAGTGGCGGCGATGAAAATGAATTAGGTTTTTATAGTTTCAACACTAAAGATATCAAACGAGACGCCTAAAATAAGGTGCTATTTAGCCCATTCTTAACTGAGTGGGCTATTTTTTTGTCTACTCGTCGTAAGAGATACAATTTTAACTTTTCTTATTTTTCGTAATTTTCACGTCTATATAACTTTTCATAACTTTTCATACATAACTTTTCACATATATAACTTTTCGTATAGTATCCAGGTAAAGATAAGAAGGTAGGAATAAGAAAAAAACAAGAATTACCTGGTAAATATAAGCAAAGATATAAATAAATCATAGCTAAAAACAGGCATAAAAAAAGGCTCCCAATGTTGACGGGAGCCTTTGAAGATCTATCCTATACTATGAACAGTAAATGAAGATGGCAGAGATAACGTGAAGAAACAGGAGTATGAAGCCTATTAATCTCATTGGCTACTCCTGTTCATGGCCGTAGGTAGTCGCCATGAATTGAATATCCTTCTCACTGGCCATCCAGTTCTCTTCAATGTATGCCAGCACCCTTTCAAGGGTAGCATTGGTATCGGTCCCGCCATCCTTGAAGTAGTGTTTCAGAACGTCCTTGGTCATAGCGTTGATTGTCTTGGCAGAGACCCCGGAAGTGTTGGGCTGGAAGAAGTAGGCTCCATCATTATCCTTCATGTTATAGATATGAAGGAAAAATACGTGATAGATATTGGACTCCTTCTCTGTTTTGGCCATTCTATCAAGCGCATTGACCAGTACCATATAGCTTGCCGATACCTCATTGTGAAGGACAATCTTGGTATTGAGACCCAAACTGTTCTTCACCTCATTTCGGAGGGTCATTTCGTCCAGCCTATTGATACCGTCAATCACTTGGTCAGGTCTCACTTCGTTCTTATTGCTTCCACGTGGTGCGAAAGACTGGAAGAACGAGGTGAGCAAGCGTTTGGAGACTAACAGTGTCTCTTGGGGCTTGGGACGACCAGCCTTCGGTCCTTTGGCATCGGGCGTAGGCTGAATCATGAGCGGGTCAGAACCGCCAAAGTGGAAGTAGATTGACGCCCGCTCACCAGCATCCTTGGTGATGAAAGAGACGAAGGTGTAGAGTGTTTCGATGACTGACATATTGCACCTATTTTGATTTACTACATTATAGCTTATGGCCATTGTTAGCGAGTATGGCCGATAACTCGCATATCACTGAAAGAGAATGCCCTAAAACACTCTAATCCGTTATGCTATAATCATTATAAATTATCAAAGAACGAGTCTAGCCAATTATAATATAAGCAAAGATGATGCCAGTTATAGAGTCTATATTTTTCAACGCTTTCTTGTGATAAGGATAAAGCGAAATTGGCAAGAATACTACACTTATTAATCGAAGGAAACACGAAAATGCCTCTTTTTTACAAGGAATGTGTATATGGCATAAGAAGAAAGAAGGTGTGGCAATTTTACCACATCATTGTAGTTAAAAATACACACCTGGACTATTATTGGCTTATACTGCTATTTGTTATAATATATATTGAAGTATCATTAAGGAAATAAAAAATGGAAAATGGTAATAATATAATAGGTAAACCGGGGCCGGGCCGCCCAAAAGGAAGCACAAATAAACTAACTACCAATGTTAAACAAATGATACAAGAGGCTTTAGCTCGCAAAGGTGGAGTAAAATACTTTGAGAAACAAGCTGAGGCTAATCCCGTAGCATTTATGACATTAATTGGTAAGATAATGCAATCCCAAGTAGTATCTAATAGTGATAGTGGACTCCCAAGCCTATCAATTACCTTTGTTGAGTCTACTACCAAAAGATTAGACTATGATAAGGTTATCAAGATTAATAATGATAATGACGACGAAACGAGCATATAGTATCATAATATATAAAGCTCACATAAATATTACTATCATAAGGATATACAGCTTTTGATAATCGCTATTATGTAACCTTGACATGATTGATTCGATTGGACTTACATTGAGAATGAGTCTCAATCTCCTGGTTCCTCCAATGATAATAATAAAGCATTCATAAGCCCCTAACATAAGCATACTACAATAAGCATACTATAATAGGATTCACTATGGAATCAATGCTACAATAAGAAAAAAACCCGCCACATCTCCAGTTTATGGGGAGGCTTAATACACCGCTCTTAAACCCAAAACGCAAAATTTCAAAATTACAAAAAAAATATAAAAAATTTGAAAATTCTAAAATGATAACTCCAAATATAACAACACCTACAACACCTACTAAAATAAAGCCTAAGAAGAAGCGAGTTAGAAAGCCGCCAATGTCTCACAAAAGAGGCCGCCCTAAGAAAGTTGTGCCTCCTTCTCTACCTCCTGTTCCTCCTTCTCTACCTACTCCACCTCCTGTACCTCCTTCCTTATCTTCTCCTCCTTCTTCTTTATCTTCCTATCCTGATAATAGCAATAACAATAATGATGTTAAAATTAGAATAGAACTGCCTCCAAAAGTAAATCCACTTCTCTCTACTACGGCACGTTATAGAGTATTGTGGGGTGGTAGACATGGTGCTAAGACAGAATCTGTTGCTCGTATTCTTGTTTTGAAATCTACACAAAGAAAGATACGTATTCTCTGTGCTCGTGAAACTCAGGTAGCAATTAAGCAGTCTGTACACTCTGTTATTAAGAGAGTTATACAGCAAATGGGTCTAACAGCCTTCTTTGAGATTAATGATACCAGCATTAAGAATAAATGGGGTTCTGAATTTATCTTCTCTGGACTAAGTGATGATGTTATTATGGGTATCAAGTCAATGGATTCTCCTGATATCTTATGGTTTGAAGAAGCAAGTTCAATGACATGGCGAACTTGGGATAAACTTGACCCAACTATACGCTCCAGTAATGCCGAACTTTACTTTACATTAAATAGGGATAAGGATGAAGACCCTATATCTCAACTCTTTATCTGTCAAGAACCCCCAGATAATGCCATAGTTATTGAAATGGAGTATTGGGATAATCCATGGTTTTCAGAGGAAGCAAAGAAACAGATGGAGTGGATGGCTGCTACTGATTTTGAGAAGTACTTACATGAATGGGAAGGTCGGCCAGTTAATCATTCTGTTGCTTCTGTATTTAAAGGTAAGTATATAGTTAATGACTTTACAGATAAAATTAATCCTACCTTATGGTCTCCTATATATGGTTGCGATCTGGGCTTTTCTATTGATCCTACTGTACTTTTAAAGGCTTGGGTATATGAGGATAGATTGTATGTTGAGCATGAAATTGTCGAAACCAATCTTGACTTAGACCTTATGCCTGACCGATTTAAAACAATTCCAGGCTCTTCTACTCATATTATGTATGTAGATAGTTCTCGTCCAGAAACTATCTCCTTTCTACGTTTGCATGGCTTTCCTCGTGCCCTTCCTACTCCTAAATGGCCTGGAAGTATAGAGGATGGTATAGCAAGATTACGTGGCTTTAATAAAATTGTCCTTCATCCAAGATGTGAAAAGACTCTGTATGACCTACAAAACTATTCTTACAAAGTAGATAAACAGACTGGCCATATTCTACCTGATATTGTGGATAAATACTCAGATTGTATTGATGCACTTCGTTATGCTATTACTCCACTAGTTAAAAACTATAAATATGGAAATAAACCCTCACCAGACCACTCTATTATCTTGGATCAGTATGGGCGACCACTATCTCCTGCTTCACACCTACCAGAAGGTTATCGTCTACAACAGAATTATGCGGCTATGAGAGGCAATAAAATTATAAGATAATATAAGAAAGTATACAGAGAACGTTATAATATAGATATGAGGTTTAGTAAAATATGCCAAAAGATGCCATGATGAATGAAATGCCCTTCCTAGATGGTGTTAAGGAGCGTTTTAAGAAGGCTGTAGATTCCTGGAAGAATAACTATGAGAAGTCTATTTCTGACATTTCCTTCTTGAATAGTGATAATCAGTGGCCAGACGATGTTAAGAATGATAGTGTAGGTTCTCCAACAATAGCTTCTGATAGAATAAATGCGCAGGTTAAATCAATTGTCAATCAGCAAAGGGATAATAGACCTGCTGTACTTGTTTCTCCTGTTAATGGTGAGGCTGATGTTAAAGTTGCCAATGTTTTACAGGGCTTAATTCGGCACATAGAAACACAAAGTAAGGCAAATCTGGCTTATGATACTGCTTATGAATTTGCTGTTCAGGGTGGTATTGGTTTTATTCGTCTCAATTTAGAGTATGAAGAGGATTCCTTTAAACAAAGGATTAAGATAGAAGCCATACCCAATCCTTTTATGGTATACATTGACCCTTCTTTTAAATCAGTTGATGGGAGTGATATAGAGTATGCTTTTATCTTGGAGTGTATGACTTATGATGCCTTTAAGCAAGAGTTTCCGCACTCTTCTCTCTCCCTTCTCTCACATAATGAGTGGTATCCTATTGCGTCAAAGTTTCCAGAATGGTTTGACAATGACAAGAAAACTACCGTAGTTTGTGAATACTTTGTTAAGGAATATGAAAAATATAATCTGGTTAAATTAAAAAATGGAAGGGTTAAGAAAGAAGATGAGTGTTCTGCTCGTGAGTTGAAACAGATTGAGGCTAAGCGAGAATGTCAGAAGCCAGTAGTAAAGTGGTATAAACTAGCATGTGGAACTGAATTGCCAGCAGAAATCTTAGAACAGACAGAATGGGCAGGTAAGGATGTGCCTATAATTCCTGTTTTTGGTGATGTTCTTCTAGATAATGGCACTCGTAAGTTTTCAGGTTTAGTTCATAATGTAAAAGAAAGTCAGATAATGGTCAATACAATTCAGACCAATATACTGAAACAAATTGCTCGTAGTCCAAATAACCCATGGATAGTTCCTGCTGGGGCTATTGAGGAATTTAAAGATTACTGGGCAAATGTAAACGAATTAGACTTGCCTTACTTACCCTATAATGTAAAGTTGGAGGGTATGGGTCCAGGTGAATTTCTACCTGCTCCTCAAAGAATAACAGCAGAACCACCAATTCAGGGTATGTTGGCGGCTCTACAAGTCTTAGAGAATGATATTAAAGCGTCTAATGCTATATATGACCCAACATTAGGCGAGAAAATGGCTAATGACCAGAGTGGAGTTGCTATTAAAGCTCTACAACAGGCTGGAAATGTAGCTCATTATAATTTCAGTGACAATTTAAGTCGTGCTATATCCGTTCTTGGTATGCAACTATTGGATTTAATCAGAAAAGTATATACAGAAGCAGAGGTTGTTCGTATTATTGGGTTGGATGATAAGCATAAACTGGTTACGATTAATGGTTCTCCTGATGCTGATAGTGAAGAAGACCAAAATGATATGACAGAAGAGGGTGTTAGAGAAGTTTATGACATAACCGTTGGAGAATATGATGTAGTGGTCTCTTCTGGTCCATCCTTTGCTACAAGACGACAGGAAAATATGTCATTCCTTGTAGAGCTGACGCAACACGCTCCTCAAACTATGCAATTTGTCATGGATAAGATAGTAGGATTAATGGATTTCCCAGAAAGTGAGGACATTAAAGAAAGACTAGAAAAAATGCTTCCTCCACAATTACAAGACACTAAAAAGCCAAATCCTCAAGTTTTACAGCAACAATTAGAACAATCTCACCAAATGATACAACAACTTACACAAACCTTACAACAAGAGACCCAACTTGCTGATAAGGAAGCAACAAAGTTAAAGATAGCACAATTAGAAAATAGTACAGCACTTATTAAACAGCAGAAAGAGTTATCACATGAGGCAAGTTTGGAGGTTCTTAAAGCTGAGATATTAGAAGAAAGAATAAAAAATGACACTACACATGAAATAGTCAAAGAAATTCATAAACATTTACTTGGAAAAAATATGGCAACTCATCAGGCAACACTGGATATGGCTACTCAGGCAGCTCAAGCAGCTCAAGCAGCTCAAGTTCCATCTTCTGATTCTGCTACAACACAGCCCTCTTAATCATTTTTATACTTGTTATAATATATAGTATAAAGAAATTAGTAAGAGTTCTTGAAACTCTAAAAACTTCATGCTATAAGGACTTGATACCTTTCAATTATCATGAGAAAGAAATAGGAAAAGAATATGCCAGATAGCAAAGATGTAGCCTTTGGAATAGGAAATCTTGAAGAAGTACTACGAAAAGGTAAGACAGAGGAAGAAATAGTAGAAAAGCCAATAGAAAAGTCAGTAGAAAAACCTAAACAAACTGAAAATATGGAAGCAGAATCCGAGGAAAATGCTACTACTGAGAATGAAGTAGAGAAAGAAGAAGAAGAGAAAGAAGTAGAAGTAGAGAAAGAAGAAGAAGAGAAAGAAGAAGAAGAGGCAGAGAAAGAAGCTTCTACTTCTGAAAAAGACAAAAAAAGTAATAAAGACAGCAAGAATAAGCGTGATACAAATGCGGAACTAAGAGTACAGGCAGTTGTTAGAGAAAAGAATAGGTTAAAAGAGCAGTTAAGAGCACAAGAACTATTCAATAAACAACAGCAACAGGCCATACGACAAGAAGTACTAATTGATCCAGAAGCTCCTAGTCCCTATGACTTTGCTAAATATCCTCAAGGTGAAAATGATATTGACTATAAAGTTGATGTTAAATTATTTTTACGGGATAGACAAGAAAAACAGAAAAATTTCCAAAAAACGGTTCAAGAAATAATAAACAAATATCCAGATACTAAGGAACTATTAGATATGGATGCAGAAAGAGTTGCATCGGGTATCATGACGGCTAATCCAACTACAATTAAACTAATGATGGAATCAGACGTTTCGGGTGAACTATTGTATTATCTGTTAGCCAATTCAGATGAAGCAATTGAGATAGCAAAAATGGACCCAGTAAAGACCGCTAAACATATTGGAAAGCTTGAAGCAAGGATAGAAAATATGAGTGAAGGAACAAGTAAGGACAAGAAAGAAAATATAAGTAGTAAGAAGCCGCTACCTCCTCCTCTTAAATCTGTTAAAACTAGCACAAGCACTTCTACTGTCAATGTTAAAAATTTTGGATTTAGTGAGTACTAATGAATACTAATTATATAAAACATCAAATAACATCATAAAGGATATGGACAGATGGCAATTCAAAATGTATATAACAATCAAAGTTTTATAACCGCTAAGGCTCTAAAACAGGTAAAGAACAATTTAGTAATGGTTTCTCGTGTAGCAAGACGATGGGATGGAGACTTTGCATCCTCATTCTCTTCGCAGGGTGGTGGACCTGATAGTGGCAAGATAGGTACTACACTAAACATCCGCTCTCCGTGGTTCCCTACTCTTCGTAGTGGTCCTGCGGCTGCTCCAAGTGCTTATGGCGATTATTATACTGCCGTTCCACTTTTACAGCTCGGTGTTGACTATGAAGTAACTGTTGCTGACCAAACATTAAATGTAGATGAATTTTATACTAACGTAGCAGACCCAATGGCAAAAACACTGTATCAGAATATGGATTATGTGTGTTGGACAGCTATTAACCCAGGATCACAGGGTTCAGGATTTAATCAGTTTGAAGGCAAGCCAGGAACTCCCTTAGCTAATACTCAGAATATCATGGATGCTTATGCTGTTATGCAGACTCAGGCTTCTGTATTTACTGATGATAAAATTAGTGTGGCTCTCAATCCTCACACAAATGCTAATGTGTGGCAGGGAATTACAACTTTATTTAATCCTCAGAGTGATACTTCTAACCGGTGGAGAAATGGTTCAATTGGTCATGTCGCTGGTATAGATTATTGCACTACTGCTAATGCCCAGTCATTAACTCTTGGAACATGGTCTGGAACTATTCTCTACTCTTCTGGTGCTACTGATGGTGGAAATACTATCGTAGTTTCTGGTATGACTGGAACTTTTAATCCTGGTGAACATTTCACTATCAATGGTGTTTCAGCCGTTACTCCAATGGGTAAAGCAGTGCAGAGTGAATTAAAACACTTTACAGTTATTTCACAGGTAGGCACTACAATTACTTTCTCTCCCGCCTTCCACGTAACTGGCCCACTACAGAACATTAATGCTCTACCCACTGGTTCTGCTAACCTCAATCCTTGGGGTTTCTCAACTGCTACTGAACTATCTGCTGGAACTGGTCAGATTGCTCGTGAAAGTCTTGTTTTCCACGAAGAAGCTATTGCTTTCTGCATGGCTGATTTAATCGAAACCTCCAATCTTGGTGGTGTAGCTGGTGGGAATAAGTTCTCTGGTCGCATGAAAGATCCTGAAACTGGTCTTCGCTGCTCAACTCTTTTCTGGCTTGATGGCTATAATCACAAGCTCCTGTTTAGACTTGACGCACTATATAATGCGGTTCCTCTTCGTCAGGGTTTTGCTACAATCGTTGTAGAATAATTTTAATAAATATATAAAGACATAGTGAAAGGAACTTAAAATATGCCTATTACTTCAAATACTCCTGCTCAGACAGTATCCCCATTATCAACTGTTGTATCTCCTAATGGTTCTCTTGGACTTAATGCTTCTGATCCAATTTTTTTCTATCAGGGCGGTTCACAGCTTGCTTCTTGTATGGTAGCTAATCAGTATTACACCATTCAGGCTGTTGGTGGTGTTAACTTTGGCACTTATGGAACTTTACAGGCCGCTCCTATTGGTACTGGTGTAGCTAATACTATTGGAGCCACTTATCTGGCTTCTGGTCCTGCTACTCTAGTTGTTGGTCCTACTGGTGCTTCTGCTTCTTTTGCCAATAACACTGCTGGTATTGGTGTTATGACCATTACCGTTGCTCCTACTGGTGGAACTGCTTTTGCTCTTGGTCAGGTAGTTACTAATGCCTCCTTACCGGCTACTGGTCTTCAGATTGTTTCTCTATTATCTGGAACTTTTGGTGCTGTCTCTTCAACCTATTTGATGAGTGCTGCTACTGGTACTGTTGGAGCTGCTGCCATAACTATTAATCAGGCTGCTCTTGTAACTCCTCTACCAATCGCTCAGAATACTGTCATTCTATCTAATCCAAGCTTTGTTGTGCCTTCTACCGTTCTTTCTGGTATTACTAGCACTACACCTTTTGGCTTTGATACTGCTGCCGATGCTAAAGCCCTTGTTAATCAGGTTCAGGCTTTAACTAACGCTCTACTGGCTGCTGGATTAATAAACGTATAAGAAAAAGTGGTATTAATGAATGATAGCCTCACCTAAAAAATGAGGCTATTGTTATAATATAAATATGAGGTTTAAATGTTAGACTTTCCTAAATGGATGTATAAGAAAAATGGAGAGGTGTTTATATGTCCCTCTCAAGAACTGTTAGACGGAATTAGAGATAAAGATGATTGGAAGGACAGCAAATGGACAGAAGAGGAATTGAGCAAAAAATGTCCAGAATGTGTTTTGTTAAAAAAGAATAAAATAAAACTTGAACAAGAAATAATTGAAAAAGATGCTCTAATAGAACTGTTAAAAGCAAAAATAAGATTAAGCAAAAAAGGACTATAAAATGACCTCAAATCCAGGCGCTGCTTCTCCTTCTGGCAAGTTAGTCGCTAATGATATTATTACAGCAGCGTATTCCTTTCTTGGAATATACGATACTACCTCTCCATTAACTCCTTTTGAAACACAATTAGGTTTAACAAGTCTCACAGATTTGCTAGATCAGTGGGATAATGAGGATTTATCAGTCTTCTCAACAACTCCTTATACTCTTCCCTTTCAAAGTAATATCCAAACATATCAAGTAGGAGCCACTAATCGCTTTATTTGTAATGTGCTAGGCAATGTGATGACAGTAGTATCAGGCACACCAGGGAATGTAGCGCCAGGACAAGTTCTTATTGCTTCTGGTGTTGCTCCTAATACAACAATTACTGGAATTCTTGGTGGAAATCAGTATACCCTCTCTTTTACTGCTCCTTTAGCAATTACACAAGTTCCAGCAGGCTTATGTAATTTTATTGTACCTAATACTAATACTTTTAATACTACTAGTTCTATGGATTATAACTGGAATATACCTCGCCCAGTCAAAATAGAAAGAGTGTCAATACAGTTTCCTTCAGGAACAAATCAACCTGTAGAATTGTCAATACCCATTGTAGATATAGATGATTGGATAGACGTTCCACAGAAAAATACTTCTTCAACATTTCCTCTTTTTGTATATGATGATGCGGCTGATACATACAGAAACTTGCGTTTTTGGCCTATTCCACAAAGTACAGCAAATTGTGTTTTATATGTATGGGACCAGTTGGACAAAATAGCAGCATTGGATGATATAGTGTTTGCTCCTCCTGGCTATGCTATGGCTTTGAAAATGACTTTGGCAGAACTACTTGAATTTCATTTTGAACGAGTTCTTGCTCCTGAGTTTCATATGAAGGCATTGGCTGCTAGAACTGCTATAAATAACATAAATGAAGGAATACCCCGTATAAAATATAATAGTCTCTGGGGTGGTAGTCATAATACAATGGTTTGGAAATCTCGTGGTAGAGTTAGAATATAATAAACTTAAACTTAAAAGGAGTTTAGCATGGCAAATGGAAGTTCAATAATTCAACCCGCTCTCTTTGGAATAGCAAGTACCAACTCAACAATGCCTGGGATATTACAGCGATCAACAACTGGAGTAGCACACTTTGAAGCAGTGGGTTCTGTATCAACTACAGCGGCTACAGTTCAATTTCAGGGGTCAATTTCTGGAATTAACTGGACAAATGTAGGAAGTGCTATGACCTTTACCTCTGGAACTGGTAATGTAGCTCAGTTTGCTGTAAATACTGGTATAAACTATAATTTCTTTAGATGTGTAGTTTCTGGTCTTTCTGGTGGTAGTATTAGTGCCTGGATGGGAATGTAAAAATGGCCTATAATCCAAATGCAGTTCAAGCTACCTCACCTCTCTTCTCAGCAGTAGATAATGTGACAGGGCTTCCTTTGGCTGGTGGAATGCTATATACCTATGCTTCTGGAACAACTACTCCACAAGCTACTTATACTGATAATACACTTACTACTCAAATGCCAAATCCTATTATACTTGATAATTATGGTCAGGCAGTGTTTTGGATGTCTAATTTGGCTTATCGCTTCAACTTATTAAATAGTGCAGGAGTTCAGCAAGCACATTATCCTATTGATAATGTTAGTCCAGATAATGCTTCTTTTATATTGTCCCTATCTTCTTATTCAACTACATCACAAGGACAGGGATTAGTAGGGTTTAATTCTGCTCTATCATATCCAGCTAATACACTTCCTAATGCTCTAGCCTCCACTTCTTCTACCTCACAGGGTCAGGGATTAATTGGATTTAATTCTACTCTATCATACCCAGCAAATACACTTCCTAATGCACTTGCTTCTACTTCTGCGGGACAAGGTGATGCTCTGATTACAGTACTTCAGCCATTCTCAGGAGCTGTTGCCACAACTCAGAATGCAGTTAATGCCCGTACTGCTAGTGTTATGGATTTTGGTGCTAAAGGTGATGGAGTAACCGATGATTCAGCTGCTTTTCAGGCTGCTATCAACTGGGCCGCATCTCTTAGCGTCTTTATGACTGGAGGTGCAAGAGTTTACATTCCAAGAAACTCCTATCTTATCAATTCTACCCTTACCGTTTCCACTACTGCTCAGAACCTTATAATTGAAGGGGATGGAATGAGTGTGAGTACTTTACTTAATGGGGTAGTTGGTCCTAGTGGCACTGAACCCTTAATCAAATTTCTTTCCTATGGCAACCGAAATGTGCTGCGAAATCTCTCCATTATTGGTAATGCTGTGATTGGAGCTGGAGGTAATGGTCATGCTGTTGCTCTCTATGATAACCGAGGAACTGCTGGTGTTACTACCTGGGCCAACAGTCAAATGCTTATTGAGAATGTGGGCATTAATGGTCATGAAGGGTTTGGCAAGGATGTTTCTGGTGCTACTATTCCAGCAAGTGGTATTTATGTCTTTGCAGCTTTAGACCTGACTATTCGCAGAGTTTCCGTCTACACATGTAAAATTGGAATGTCCTTGAATACTTGTGGCAAATGTAATGTTTATGACTATGTAAGCGATCAGTGTGTTAATAATTGTATCTATTTGTTAAATAATTCAGAGGGTATTGATCTATTTGGTGCAGCCCTGAATGGGTCAGGTTCCGGTGGCACAACTGATGGTTTGTTTTATGCCAATAATAATATCAAGGTAGCTAGTTTTGGAGGCCGCTGGAAGAATGGAAATCCCAATGTAGTAAATCTACTAGGACAGGTCAATGAGCAAATTAGTTTCAATGGTATAGCCTTGGCCCAATTAGACAATACCAGTGGAAAAATAATTGCTACCTTTGGCACCCTTTCTGATGCGGTCAAGTTTCGAGATTGTGCCTTTACCTTGGACACAACTATTGTCAGTGGAGTCTGTGTTGATATTGTTCAGGACGGAACTGGACAGTCCTGCATTTCTCCTGAAATTACTGGATGTAAGTTTACCATTGGAGACGGTGGGACGATGCTGGCAGGTATCAGACTCAATAATACAACTAACTACGTTCGTAGTGGCAAATTTGACGGTAATACTTTTGGCAAGAACGGCAATGCCACGGTAGCCACTATATACACAGACTGTATTGTGGCGACTGGAAACTATGAGGGATGTTCCTTCTTCAACAATATATTCTCGGCCACCTCAAATGTAACAATGACTAACACTCTACACCTTTCAGGTTCGTCCACGAACTGCGTGCTGGGTGGGAATGTTTATGAGGTTAACGGCGGCACTATTACCAATAAGTTAAATGCTTCTGGACAGTATCTTAATGTCCTCACTGATGGAACCAATGCCAACGGTCTTTTCAAACCTTGGTATATGGGCCTCGCGGGTACTAGCAAGACCAACAATGGAGCAACCACCACTTATACCCTAACCGCAGGATACAGCTACAACTACATTCAGACATCTGCTGCATCCCTTGCTCTCACTTTTCCTGCTGCTGATCCATCCATTGACGGAGCGATTTATACTGTAGTTCTAAGTGCAGGAGTAGCTACCCTAACCTGGAGTTCATCTGGTGCCACATTCTTGGGTGCTCCAGCAGCCGGAGTAGCAAACGTAGTTTACAGATTTATTTATAAACACTCTGCGCTAAACTGGATGCCCTGCTAATAAGGAATAATAATGTCAAATTCTACCGCTTCTCTCATAACATCTCCTCTCTTCTTTGAGACTGATACTAATAATAATCCATTAGCAGGAGGTCATGTATATACATATCAAGCTGGAACTCTAACTCCTCTTGCCACTTATACAGATGCTACTTTAACTGTTCCTAATACAAATCCCGTTATTTTAGATCAATATGGAAAGGCTCAAATATGGTTAGGGCCACAAACATACAAAATTAATGTGACTGATATAAATAATGTTCAACATCCTGATTACCCAGTTGATAATTTACAATCTATTTCAACTACTACATCTACCATTGCTTCAAATACTGTATTAGCTGAATTGGCCTCCACCGCCGCAGGGCAGGGCTCATCGTTAGTTGGATATCTCGCTCCCTACACTGGGGCCGCGGGGCGATTGCTAGAGGCTAAACTAGCCGAAACGGTGTCAGCTGCAGATTTCGGACCCTACGGGCTGGGTGATGACACCACGGCTCTGCAGGCTGCAATAAACGCCACGCCTTCGGGCCGGGAGCTGACCGGCAATGGCCTGACCTACACCGTAACCAGTCTGTTCCTCCCGTCCAACTTCTCCATGCGCGACTTCAATTTGAAGACCAAGGCCGGGTCCACTGACTTCGTTTCGCCCATCACCATCAGCGGCCTGGCTTCGCCCAAGACGAACATCCGGCTCACGAACATCTACGTGGACGGCAACCGGGCCAACCAGACCAATATCCTTGGCCCCGCTGAGGATGGCGGTCGTTGCGGCATGCGCATCCTGGGCCAGGTATCCGACCTGCAGGTTATCGACTGCACCGTCACCAACTGCGCCGGCTACGCGTTCGAGATGTTCTCCGACTGGGCCAACGTGGTGAGCCCCCCTAGCCCCATCACCGACAACACCTTCGCCTTCAATAACATTCTGATCAAGAACCTCCAGTCCACCAACAACCGCGGCTGCGGGGCCAACTTCGACTCCTTCACCAATCTGGTGATCGAGGGATCCAACTTCAGCAACAACGGCCAGAACATGGCTGGCTGCTCCTACTCGGCCTCGCCCAACTACGTCACCACCTTCCCCTGGTCCGATGGCCATCTGGGCGATTCCACGGGAGGGGTGCTGTTCAGCTCCGGCATCAACTTTGAGGGCTACGGTGAGGGCTCTGGCATTGACGGCGTGTGGCTCACGGATTGCAAGGCCATGGGCAATGTGCGCCAGGGCGTGCTGTTCTTCGATGGTGTGGCGAACCCTGCGAACACGAACTTCTCTCCCCGCAAGAACATCTTCATCAACAACCTCCAGTGTGATGCCGGCACCATCTCTGATGATGGCTCCTGCCTCGAGGTGACCCCGGTGTCGGGCATGCAGAGCGTGCCCATCGTCTGCTCGGGAGGCGGGTTCTCCATCAACGTGACCTCCGCGCCGAACTACCCCACTAATCCCATCCTCCCTGGGCAGACGCTGATCAGTCCTGGGATTCCTCCTGGATGCACGATTTCAGCCTATGGCACCGGCTCCACCACGGGTACCGGGGGTACCGGAACTTACTGGCTGAGCCAGAGCCTCGCTGCATTTACTGGTGTGAGCATGGTGGTGTCCAACTGGATGTTCCAGAACGTGAACATCAGCAACCTGCGCGGCACGGGTGCTCTGATCTTGAAGGCCGTCAATGGCTTCTTCGCCACCGGTTCCTGCTCCAACAGCGGCACCAACACCCTGTTCGATGGCTGCGTGGGCTTCTGCGCCCTTGGCTTCAACGACGGCTTCACTGCGCCTGGGGCGAACGTCTACCAGAACAACAGCCATATCTACATGGCTCGGTTCGACAACCCCGGCGTTTCCCCCATGGCCGCGCCCAGCATCGCGCTTGGCTCCGGCACCGGCACGTCCTTCACGCAGGCTGCGGTTAATCTCTTCCGAGACTTCTACGATGGCTGGGCTGAATATAGCGTGAACTTCAGTTTCGTCCCTTCCGGCGGGGTCTACTGGACCGCCGTGGTTACACCGCCCACCGGCTATACCTTCATGGGCTGGACCGAGGTAGGCGGCTTCATCAACGCGAGCGGTGCGCCCATCCCTGCGCTGGGCATCGACTCCTCGCGGGTGGCCCAGTTCAGCGCAGCTACCGTCGGCCTTGCCAACTGCTACGCCCGCTTCCTCGTGAAGCACACCTGATGCCAAGTTGGATAACCTTGAAGGGTTCTTCCTGGTGTCAGATATAAGAAAGTAAGGAAGTAAGGATATAAGGAAATATAATGAAGCTTAAAGACTTATTAGGTCCAACATATGCTCTCCGCTCTCTGAATTATGATGCTCAGAGATGTATCAACTTATTTCCAGATCAAGATGAAATGATGGTAGGTAAGGAGAACGAGCCTACTATGTTAACTACTGTTCCTGGTCTTACTTTACTACACTCTCTTCCACAATCTCCTATTCGTGGTTTATGGCATACTGCTAATAATTATATATATTGTGTAGCTGGTAATGGTCTTTATCAGTTAACTCCTTCTGTCTCTGCTTTGGGCACTCTTTCCTTTACTCATACACTCTTGGCATATCTCACAACTTCAACAGGATTTGTTAGTATATGTGATGGTGTGCCAAACTATTATCAAGGTGTCTTAAATACTGGACTTATCAATCAGGTTGTTGTAGTAGATGGTTCAACTACTGGATATGTTTTTCAAGAAGGAACCACTAATGTATATCAAATGAATAGTGGAACAGGATATGTCGGTTCTTCCTTTATAACTTTTCAGGATGGTTTCTTCATCTTCTCACAACCCTTCTCTATTAGTGGCTATTTTGCATCAGATCCACAAAATATAAGTGATTTAGATATTGTTAACGTAAATCTTAATAATGACTTTGTACAGCGAATTATCTCAGACCATGATATTGTATGGATAATGGGTAATAGAAGTTTGGCAGTATTTCAAAATACTGGTGGAGGACAAACTACTAATGTCTTTCAGCAAATTCCAGGTGCTACAGCTCCTCATGGTACAAATGCTCCTTGGGCTGTTGCTCAAATTGGTGGACAGCTATTATGGATTACAAACGATGATAGAGGCTATGCTGAAGTTGCTATGGCTTTTGGTTATAGGGCACTTCGAATATCAAACCATGCCGTAGAAACTTGGCTATTAACTCTTCCAGACATCTCACAAACAATAGCATGGACATATCAACAAGGTGGACACTCTTTCTACTGTCTTAACAACATTAGTTCAAGTACTACATGGTGTTATGATATTGGACACAAACAATGGCATGAGAGGGCGTTCTTCTCAAATGGGGTATATTCTCGTGATTTAGTCCAATTTCACACAAATTCCTTCATTACTGGATATGGTAATATACATCTTTGTGGTGACTTTCAGAATGGAAATATATATTCATTGGATCAAAATAACTATACCTTCAATGGTACTCCTATTAGACGGGAAAGAAGAAGTCCGCATTCCAGTGGCGCCTTAAAGAGAGTGATATATTCTCAATTTCAATTAGATGTTCAACCAGGAGTAGGTTTAGACGGAATAGGATATCCAATTCAGATAGGAACTGGAACTCCTACACTTCAAACAGCTACAAATGTTTTAATGGGTGGAAGTGGCCCAACATATACACTTCTTGGAAATGATGGACTACCAGCTATTCCAACTGGTTCTGTCGTTGTTTATTCTACTTCTTCTTCCTCTAATTGGTCTAACTCATATACACTAAATAATAATGGAACTATCACTATAAATTCTGCTCTTCTCACTTCTTCTATTATAAATATAGGAACTGGTAATGGTGTAGAAACAAATTTTCAAGTTCCTAATATATTTAACGCATCAGCAGTAGGTAGTATATACTTAAATGATTGGAGAGGAAATAATCTACAACAGCAAGCACCAAATAAAAATCAGAATCTATGTGCTAGCAGTATAAACTTTGGACTTATCTGGTCTCTTTCTAATGTTTCAGCTATTGGTGGAGAATGGATGACACCTGATTATACACAAACTCCTTCTGGTTCTTATTTAACAGAAGATATCACATTTAATCCTCATCAAACCTCTATCCCATATACAGCAAGTGTAGGACAAACAACCAATTTTAGTGTATATGCTTCTAATAACTCAGCAGTAAATCTTGTAAATCAGCCAGGAACTATTACCAATACCACTTTAACAGGTGGTAATGCTTCTTTTGTTAAAGGTGGCTCTTTTCCACTATTTACCTTTACTATGACATTAAACACAGCCTTTGCTAATGGTACACTAGCTATTGGTGATGTAGTTAATTGTCCAGCATTATCAACACCAAACCAACTTATTACTGGATTATTAACTGGAACTCTTGGAGCTGCTGCCTCAACTTATTCCTGTTATCCTGGGTGGGTGACTAATCAAGCATCTCAAAGTATCACAGCAGTAAGAACTACTCAAAGATATCTACAAATGACGTTGGGAGCAGAAACGGCCACACCAGCTTCTGCTATATTTAATTTGGATAATGGAACAATTGTATCAAATGTGAACTGTACTCCTGTAATAACTCCTATACCCTCCTTTACTGGAATTTATCGCTGTTCCCTTTCCTATTTAGAAACAGGTGTGGCAGGTAATATAACAAGTGCTCAATGTAATTGTTCATTTTCTGGTAATCAAATGACTCTTGTATATGCTCCAATTTATGGACAAATAACAATAGGAGCTACTGTTTTAAGTGGTGGAGTATCATTAGGCGTTACTGTTCAAAGTATTACATCAGGAACATTAAATCAGAATGGTTCTGTATATACACTATCAGGAACACCAATAATTGTCTCTTCAAGTGATACTTCCTTCCAATCACCTTCTACCCCTGCCTCCTCTCCTTCTGCATATCTCACTTTAGTTAATCCAGAATATGTAAGTAATGCCTATATAACTCCTGGTCAATCTCCAAATTATATAGGAAACGGGAGTGCTTATGTTGGAGTTTGGGGAGCACAAATAGGACCACAAGCTGCTCTTCTTCCATTAATTCAAACATCTGGAATTGTAGCATATGACAATGTATCTTATACACCAAATCAGGGTCTTCTTGTGTTTGAACAGCCTCCATTTGCTGAAGTTCAAAATACATCTTTAGTGACTATTCAACCAGCAGCAATAATAACTGGCACTTTTACATTAACTGCCCCACAAATAAATCCAACAGAGTATACTGCTTCCTTTAACTATATGGAAGGAGCACCAATTTATGAGTATATAGGAACTGATCCACAGATTAATCTTTCTTACTCTTCTGATGGTGGTTATACTTATTCTAATGAAAGAAATGTTCCATTAGGTACTATTGGTTCTCGTTTTCAGCGGTGTATATGGAGAAAGCTGGGGATGGACAGAGATAGAATATGGCGAATAACTTGTTCCGATCCTATTAATTTGGCTATTATTGGTGCAGAAATTAGCGCCAAACCAGTAGAAACAGGACAATAATATGGCCAATGTAAATGTGTCCTCCCTAGTTATTATACCTCCTCAATCTGGTATTCCTGCCGTAGATGAGAGTGGTATATTAACTCCTGCTTGGCGTTCTTTTTTTCATCAGATAGTGGCTCCAAAAGTAAATTATATAAATAGTACCTATATTAACACAATCACAACAACTTCATCAACAAGTGGATTAAACATCTCACAAAGTAGTGGAACAAACAGCTATAATATAAATATAGGACTCACCTCATCACTTGAAAATATAGCAACTACACCAAATGCTCCAGGTGCTTTAACTAATAATGGAACTGGCTCCTTATCTTATACTCCAATACCACAAGGGACTATTACCTCTCTATCTGTTGTTTCAGCTAATGGATTTGTAGGAACTGTTGCTAATTCCACAACAACTCCTGCTATAACTCTCTCTACTTCTGTTTCTGGAATTATTAAGGGGTCGGGAGGCTCATTAGTTCCAGCAATATCAGGAACAGATTATTTAGGGCCTATAAGCTTTACACAAGGAAGTATTGTTTATATAGATGCCACTACTTCCTTTGCCCAGGATAATGCAAATTTATTTTACAATCCCACTGGCTATTCTTCAATGCCAACCGTTC